GAGTCCAACGAAGCTTCGTCACCAGCGGCGGCCGCACTCCTGCCATCGGCGACCGCACGGTCACTTCGTACTGTCCCGTGACAGTCGAGAGATCGACCCCTCCGAGTGGTCCGCCGCCGCTCAGTCTTCAACGAATTTGAGAACCGTAATCGTGTCTGTCTTGGAGTCGTACCATGCGAGATGTGCGCGGAGCGGAGGGACACTATCCGACCCAGTCGGATAGTTTACCAACCCACCATCTTGCTCCACAGCCACGACACTATCCGTCGAGGCGTCTATCTGGATACTCTCGTCTGTTAGGTCGGGGTTATGCCCCCCGTCGCCGTCGAGGTCAACGCTTAGGACGCCCTCAGAAACGCTTACATCATACCACGGGAGGTTGTCAGTCGGGTCAGCGTTCGATTTTATTTGTTTGGTTTCGACGTTCATCATTCTTCACCCACCGCAATCCAATACGTCGTGTTCACGTCTTGGCTAAAGTCTATGGTGCTGAAATTGACCTTTTCAAATTCCATTGCTGTAGCGGATATATTACGGATGTTTGTGACCAATTCAGCACCGTTCTGTTGCGCTTTCATGTGCGCTACTGACGGTGTGTTACCAAAGGCTTCATCAAATATAATTTCATCTTGTGCGCTCGAAAAAGTGTCCCACGTCGCATCGCTTGCGCCATTAGGACCCGTAACCGTTGATTCGCCGTGTTGGACCTTTTTTCCAGATCCATCAATACCCGTGACGAACGCGTTTGCATCTCGGGAATTGATCGTCGCGTCGTCTGCTTCGACCGTCTCGACGTCGACGCCCGGCCCGCGAAGGATCCCGTCTCGTGTCTCTTTCCAGAGGTGACTGAGTCTGCGTCTGATCCCCATTGTTAGGCCACCTGGATTGTGACGTCAGCAGTCTCTCCCGCGCCGGCCGGGTCCGTCACCCGCACCCGCAGCGTGCGATCGCCGAGCTCGAACACGTCGCGGATGTCCTGCGGGTCGGCTTCGTCGGCCTGGTCGTAGACGACCTCCTCGGTGAACCAGTCGTCGGCGCCGGGCTCCGGGTCGGCGGAGACGTCGATCGCGTAGCTCGCGTCGGCGGTCGCCTCGATGTTGATCGACACCAGTCGGTCGCCGGGGATCTCGGCCGCGGCGAGCACGTTCGTGTCGCTGATGTCTTCGTCCGATGCAACCAGCTCTCCCTGTCGTCGCTGTAGTGTCTGTGGCATTGGCTCTCCGTGTGTCGTGTGTTGTGGTGTCTGCATCCTCGCGCCCCACTGCCGTGCGGGCGGTCATCGGCCGGTCCGTCTACAGTCGCGACACCACACTCTCGACGCGCCGGGAGATGTCGTCGACGACCTCCCCGGCCGACTCCCGCGAGCCGAGTCGGACCTGCACCTCGGAGGCGCTCGTCTCAATCTCCCGGACCACCTCCGGGTCGATCGGCGCGCCCTCGATGTCGAGCGCCCCGACCAGCCCGTCCGCCTCCCGGTCGAGCGTCACTGTCGCGCCCTCGAGCGGTTCTGACAGCTCCCTCGTGATCGCGAGCGCCGCCTGCTCGGCGAGCTGGCGCGTCGACGCCGCCTCGACCGTCCGCCGGATGCGGTCGCCCGAGCCGTCCGCCCCCGGAAGCGTGTACTCGGCGGCGATGCGCGTCTCGGCGTCGACGAGCACCGTCTGCCCGTCACTGATCGCGCCGCTCGACGTCGCCTTGATCACACCCTCGTTGTGGAGGACGGTGTAGTCGTCACCGATCTGGTACTCGGTATCCGTGTCCGGGTCGCGCACCTGGACACTGCCGGGCTGGATGTAGTCGTCACCGATGTCCTCGTAGATGTCCGTCGAGAGCGCCACCTCGACGTCACGCAACCGCTGGCTGCGGCCGTACACGAGCGTCTCCTCGACGACGGTCTCGGCGTCGACCTCGGTCTCGTAGTCGAGCACGGCCGCCGACGTCGACGCCGAGCGCTGCCCCGGCTGCGTCCACTCGACGGCGATGGTCTCCTGGTCGCTGTCCCACGCAAGCTCGAACACGAAGTTGTGGTTGTCAGCGAGCTGCTGGAGCACCTCCATCACCGTCCCCGACAGCGCCGCGCCCTGAAGGAACGGCGTGTCGTCGAGGTCTGCGAACAGCTCCACCAGCGTGAGCTCCTGGCGCCCGTCGCCGATCGCCGGCGACGTCGACGCGTTCTGATCGTAGCGCGAGAGCGTCACCCGGCCGCGCAGCTGCGTCGAGCCGTCCGCGAACTCGCCGACTACCTCCTCGGCGTTCAGCTCCTCGATCCACGTCTCACCGGCGTCGTTGCTGACCGCGACTGCGAAGTTGCCTGCGGTGTTGTTGGCGTCGACCGTGAGACGCCCGCCGACGATTTGCTCGATCGCTTCCTGGTCGGTGGTCGTGATCTGGACGCTCTGTGGGTAGATCCCTGGCCCCTGGATGACGCCGTTCTCGACGCCGTCCGCCCCGTCGCCGAGCGACCAGTCCGCGGGGTAGGCCTCGTCGTGGGCGCCAAAGCCGTCGACGATCCACTCCCCGTCGCTGCTCGACGACCCCGTCACCTCGGCGGTGAACGTGTGCGAGCCCGGGTCGAACGACGACACGTCGTCGATGAATACGGAGGACCACGTCGGCGCCGCATCACCGCCCTGGCCGTCGAGGTCTGCCGGAAGCGTCTCGATCACCGTTCCGTCGAGACGGAACTCGATCTCGGGCGACTCACCCTCGACTGGCTGTTCCTTGCGGATGCGGAGGGCGAGGTCGTCGATCGAGACCTCATGCTCGACGTCGAACTCCCACGAGAGCGTGTCGCCGACCTCCTGAAGCCGGTACGCACGGTCGTCCCAGTACGGCTCGTTCGACGCGGTCAGTTGCGACTTTGTCGCAGCGTTCTCGCCTGACTGGAGCCACACGACCTGTTCTGTTTGGAGCCGTGACGGCTCGACATCAAGCCCGACGGGGACTTCGTTGCCATCTGTGTCGTCGATCTCATCGAAGAGCTCGGTGAACGTCGAGAGCGAGTCGGCGTCGGCCATCGGGACGTCCCCCCGGATGTCGTTCGCCGGGTCGTCGACGTGCGAGAGGTACGGCGTCTCCTCGTCGATCAGCTGCTCGGTGCGGTCGTGGACGTCCCGGAGCTCGCCGACGTCGATCTCCACGTCCTCGTCGAGCTCGACCCCACCACGCCCGTGGAGGATGGTCCGCTCGGGCTCCTGCACGGGGCGCTCGAACCGCTCGATCGGGAGGCGCTCACCGTCCCGCCAGACGCGCATCTCCGCCCGCTCGAGGCTCTCGTCTCGCCACCGGTCCGAGCGCGGGACTGGGATCTCGACGCGGGGGAAGTCGTTGAGCGTGCTCTTGGGGGTGGCCCCCTCGAGCACCGTCGGGGTGAGGACGGTGCCCTCGTCGTCGACGAGCTCGACGCGCCAGCCTGACGCCGGGACGCGCGTCCGGGAGAGGCCGATGCCGTCCGTGGTGGCCGTGTCCGTGTTGCTGTCGGCGCTCGTGTGCTCGGTGTACGCCCGGATGCGGTACCGCACCTCCGTGTCCGGCGGCACGGTGTCATCGACGTAGCTCTCGGTGTTCGGACCGGCGTCATCGACGATCTGCTCGGGCCACCACTCGCCGTCGACGCGCCGCTCGCGAACGACGTACTGTCCGGTCTCGTTGTCGGCGTGGTCCGTCCAGGTGAGCTCCACCTCGGTCGCCGAGAGCACCGTCGCGACGAGGCTGGCGGCGCCGGGGAACTTCGCGATGATCGCGACGGGGTCGGTCCACGCTCCAATCCGGTAGTCCGTCTCGGAGCGCACGCGCACCTCGTACTCCTCACCGTCCTCGCGCCCGGTGATGATGGGCGTCAGCGTATCGTACGCGGCCGTCTGCTCGACAAAGCCCGTCGCGGTCGCGTCCCACGACGACTCCCCAGTCTCGCGGGCCTGGATACGGATCGAGCCGTTGTTCGTCGTCGCCGTTTCGCGGTCGACCGCAATCTCGTCTTCGACGCCGTTGCCGAGAACCGGCTGATCCTCGTCCGGGAGCGTCGTGGTCAGTGTCACCGGCATGATTACTCGTCAAACACCTCCGTGTCCTCGGTGTAGACTCCTAGGCGGAGCCCGTACAGCTGGCCGTTCAACAGCCCTGCCACCGTGTGGGCGAGGGTCTCCCCCTCGCCGACCGTCGTCGTGATGTCGTCGCCCTGCTGGCTCCAGTTCCCGTCGTCGTCGAGCGCGACCTCGACGCGGTACCCCTGCTTGTAGTTCGCGTTGTCGACCGCCTCGAGGTCGGCCTCCGCGTCCCGGGCGTCGAGGACCGTCAGCTCCGTCGGCGCCGGCAGCGGCAGCGACCCGGACTCGATGACAATGGATGAGCTCCCGCGTGGGTACACCGCGGAGAACTCGTAGGTGTAGTCGAGCCCGTCTAGGAGGGTCGAGTCTGTCGTCGATCCGTCCGGCGCACCGTTGTAGACCTCCACGTCCGTGTGCTGGGCCGACTGGCGGCGGATGACCAGCGCGTCGTAGCCCCCGTTCAGCGGTCCGAACGAGAGATCGAACGCCCGGTCGCCCTCGGTGATGCCCGTCGTCTGCGGCGGCCCGCCGGTCGTCGCCGACGTCGAGTCGGAGTCCTCGCGAGTGCCGCCGACGTTGCCGTAGATCGTCCACGTGTGGCTCGTGTTCTCCGAGATGCCGGTATCCGTGTACGTCGTCGACGTGACTCCCGACGCGATCTCGACACCGTCGCGCTCGATGTCGACCGAGTCCACGTCGGTCGCATCCCACGACAGATCGACTTCGGTCGCGCCAACGTACGCGGGCGTCGCGTTCGACACCGTTGGGTCGACTGCGGTGATCTCGACGGACCCATCACCGGCGCTGTTGGTTCCGGTCGACACGTTCGAGACTGCAGCCGTGTACGTCGACGACCCGCCACCGCCGCCTGCCGCGGCAGTCCGACCATCATAATCGACTTCGGCAATCGCAGCTCCAGACCCGCCGCCGTAGTACCCCCCACCGCCGCCACCGCTGGCTGACGCGTCCGAATCGTTATCTCCAGTCCCGACCGCGACCGACGCACCGCCCGACCCGAGCGACCCGCCATTCCCGTTGGCGGTGGCGCCAACGGTGTATCCGGCATCATCACCGAGGCTACCACCAGACGACTGTGTCCCCCCGCCCCCGCCGTTCGCGTAGGGATCATTCGCCTGTGCTGCGTCACCACCTGCAGGATACCCCGCGTTTGCGCCGGCTGAGACTCCGTCACCGGGGTTGGTTGCGTTTTGATCGACTAACGCACCGCCCCCGCCACCCCCGCCGCCGACGAGGAACGCATCGGCCATCGACCCGCCGTCGGGGCGGATGTCAGACGCACCGCCGCCACCACCAGATTCGGCAATGAAGCCATCGTGGTCAGCGCGCGATGCGGCAGACCCGCCGCCGTTGAAGCCGCCGTCAGCACCACCGACACGGACTTCTACCGTTCCCGGCAGGTCGCTTGCGAATATCCGCCCCGAGACTGTGTGGCCATTACCGCCGCCCGCCGCGTCGCCGTCCCCCTCATACGACCCGTCGCCGCCAGCCGCGCCTTCGACCGTGACCTCGAGATAGAGCGTGCCGGCAGGGATGTCGTAGGTGTACGAGCCGGGGGATGACCACGACGGCATCTACAGACGCACCTCCTCGCGAGCGACGAGCCCCTGCTCGGCGCCCGTATCGACGACGCTCGTCGACGCGATCGGCGTGAGCAACGCCTCCAGGTCCGTCGGGATGGGGTCGCTCACACTCTCCGGGATCCACACCTCGAGGTCGGAGCGCCCGCGCTCCAGCTCGACGTCGACAGCGTAGACGTCGCCTTCCTCGGCGCCGGCGACGGCCTCGAACTCCACCTGCGCCGCGACGCGTGCCTGCCCGATGTGCGTGAGGTCGACGTCGGCGGGCTGCCAGTCCGTGTCCAGGTCCGTGTCGTACTGCGGGAGGTCGACCGCGGACCAGGCGTCGGCGCCGGCGTCGTACTCCTCGACGTTGAGACTCGCAGTCTCGTCGGCGTTGGTCGGCTCGTCGACGGTGAGGCGGAGCAGGCCGTTGCTCAGGATAGCAGAGCCAGCGAACTCGTGGTCGCGAGCGTACACCGACTGCCACGCCCGCACGCGACCGCTGTCGCTCTCGATGCACTTCGAGTCGCGACCACGCGTGTCGTAGACGCGAGCATCCACGGCGGGCTGGGCGTCCTTCGCGACGTCGTAGATGAACACTGGCTCGTCGATCGACAGCGCGGTCGCGTCGAAGAGGTCGACGTCACCGAACTCGGTCGTGACCGTCTCGACGGGCGTCGGCTGCACGCGCTGGGTCGGCGACGACTCCGAGTCGACCGCACGGACGAGTCGCGCAGCACTCGGGATACCGACCAGCGCGTCTGTGTCGTTTCCGAACCCGTGCCCAGGAGCGGGCTGCGAGGGCGACGTCTCGAGCGCCTGGAACTGCGACTTCCGCGTCCCGGCGTTCGTGAGTGAGAGTGTGTACTCCCAGATGTCGCGCCCGCCGGCGTGGACGGGCTCAACCTGTGCGCTTTCGATCTGGTAGTAGCCCGCGCGGTTGCTGTCGCCCCCGTACAGCGGCACAGCCGACAACGCTGAGTCGGCGAGTTCTTTAAGTTCGGTCGCGAGCAGCTCGGAGAAATACCGCCCAGACGCGTATCGCCCCGTCAGCGTGAGGTCGGCCGCGTCCGAAGAGAGCGCCTCGACGACGGCGTCACTGCCGAGCACGCCCTGCTCGGACAGTTGCGTGCCGAGCGAGTCGCGCTCGTCGGGCGTTGTTGCCTCTGGGAGGGGGATCTTGTAAATTGTGGCTGTCATGAGGGGTCAGTAATCGCTAAGTGTGTCTCCGAGTTCGTTGACGGCGTCCTCCGCGGCTTCGGTGAAGTCCTCCGTCAGTTCGTCGGCGTCGGGGACAGGAGCCACCTCCTCGAGCTCGAAGGTGTATGTCACGACCGAGGAGTCGTCTTTTGACTTCTCCGCCCGGGCCGATATAATCGCGACCGGCTTCGGCTGCCCGAACGCGCCCGCCGCGTCGGCGTAGGTGCCATCGGACCACTCGCCGGTGTAGAGTTGGACCTGGCCGCCGGAGTCGCTGCGCGCCTCCGCGAGCCACCGGAACAGGACGTCTCGCTTTGCGTCGGGCGGGGCCTCGCCGGTTGCGTCGTACAGGTTGACCTCGCCCTCGGCGCTGGAGCCGTCGCCCCACTGGAGATCGTCGTCACCGACGCCGACGGTCGCGGAGATTGTAAACTGGTTGCGTCCACCGCCGGCGTCGACGAAGTACCCCGCCCGGCGCGGCGGGTCCGCGTCCGGGAGGATGTCGGTCGGGTCGAGGTCGGTCGCCTGCGCATACAACTCGCTCAGGACCTGCCCGCGGCCGCCGACGAGGTAGTCGTGGGTGAGCTCCCGCGTCGGCTCGTGCTCGCGGAACGCGAACACGCCGGTCCGGTCGAACGCAGACACCTCTAGGACGGCTCTATCGTACAGTGGCATGAGTGTGAAAGGGTCGCGCTGACCGGCGCGTGGCGGTGCTTAAGCTTCGTCTTCGAGCTCGTCGGCGTCGACGACCTCAAACCGACGCGAGGCGCGCTTCTGGTCCTCGCGTATCCGTGCGACTGTGCCGCGGATGTCGGTCAGCGCCTCACGCTCGCGCTGCGCGAACGTGTAACCGACCGCCACGCCGCCCCCGGCCGCTGTCGCGAGGAGCATCGCTGCCGTGAGCTCGGCCTCGGCCGGGATCTGACGGAGGTGGAGGGCAAACGCGGACACGACGACCCCAGCCGCGACGATCGCTCGCGTCTCTGTTTTATCCATGTCCATATGTCTGGTATGTGGATTGATAAGTGATACGCCAGTTAGCGAGTGATATCGCGTTCGAGCTCTTGGAGTTCCCGCTCCAGCTCGTCGACGTCGCCTTCGAGTCTGTCGAGGTCGCGCTCGACGCCGTCCTCGATCTCGGAGATGATCCGCTCCGCGAGCGAGTCGAGCCGCCGCGGGTCGACCTCGACGGAGTACGTCGGCGAGTGTGTTACCTCGATGTCGCCGGACGGGGTGGCGTTACCGTTGCCAGACTGCGCCCCAGTCGCGTCGCCTGGGTCTCTCCCGAGCGTTATGCCGCTGTCGCCGCCGAGTTGGATGCCGCCCGGGCCAACTGTGACACCGCTCTTACCACCGAGTTGGATGCCGCCGGTGCCGGTGGTGGCTGTCCCGCCACGTCCTCCGCCAGACTTGAACTTCACAGAGATAGGTCCGACGTCCTCGACAGGGAGCGTCGTCTCTTCGACCGCCAGCGGGAGCTGTGATTCGTCGAGCCGTACCGATCCCGACTTACCGCCGCCAAACTCGAGGTCGGGGAGATCGAGTTCCGGTGAAAAATCCGGCTCAAACGTCGGCTGGAACGTCGGCTCAAACGTCGGTTTGAACACCGGCGACAGCTCGGTCGACGTCTCGATCGTTGGCGAGAGTGTATCACCACTGCCACCCCCACCACCCTCAACGGGCAGCGGGTTGGGCTCGACGGCGACGGTCGACCCGTTGATCGACGAGCTGATCGTGTTTCCGAGCGCCGACGCAACGGTCCCGGTGAGGGTGTCGGAGACGGCGTCGGCGACCGTGCTGCCAGTCTCGACACCGACGTCACCCGCGGTCTCCGCCCCGGCGCCGAGAAGTTCGCCGAAGATACCGCCACCGCCTCCACCGCCGCCGAGGAGGCCGCCCTCGCTCACGGCGTCGTCGATGGACTCCAGGTAGAGCGCGATGTCCTCGAGGTGTTCTGTGCGGACCTCGGCGAGCCGCATCGACCGCCGCGCGCGCCGACCCCGCCCGCCGCCGCCCCCGCCACCGGTCGACTGCGCCGACATCGACCCGCCGTCGGTGGCGCCGACTGCGGTCGTGCCGATGCCGTCCTCGATCTGCTGGCGGACGCTTCGGAGGTCGCCCTCGTCGACAGTGAGCGAGAGTTGCGCCTCAGTTTCAAAACTCATAGTGGCGTGCGTGCGGCGTGGTAGGCGTCAAGCAGTTCGAGGTAGCCGGTCGGCGTGTCGTATATTGCTTCGAGCGAGAGACCGTGGGCGAGCCCCACAACGACTAGGTAGTCGAGTCGGGCGTGGGTGTCGACGTCCCCGAGCTCGCGCTCTCCGTCGAGGACGTCGAGGACCTGTTTCCCGCGACACCCAGCGCGTTCGACCGTGCCTCAACCCACGCGACGAACGCGGGGTGGAGGTCCGAGACGTTCGCGAAGGTCGCCGAAAGGTCGTCACCGACGTACGGCCCACTGTCGCTCGCGGCGGCGACGTACCACAGACGCCGCTCGCGCTCGCCGGCTCCGTCGGGGATCTCGCGATGCATCATGGCCTCCTCGCCGGCCGTGAGCGCGCCGACAGTCACCTCGGCGTCGTCTCCCCACTCCTCGGCCTGCCACTCCACGCCGTCGTGGAGGTACTGGAGCCGGTCGCGCTGGCTAGCGACGGCGTCGTACTCGTCCGTCGAGGCGTCGAGGTCGGTGAGGCTGTCCGCCAGCGCGTCGATGTGTTCCTCAAGCGACGCCTGCGCCTCGGCGAGCGTGGTCGTCTCGCTCGCGAGCATCAGGCAGTCACCTCCTCGGCGCTGACGTCGCTGACGTGGTACTCGACCGGCTCCGAGAGGTCGGTGTCCGGCGCCACGAGGTCAGACCAGGAGTAGCTCGCCGGTTGGAGGTCCGAGAGGGTGTAGGTGATCGTGTCGCCCGCGCCGTTTTCGAGTGCGAACTCGCCGGCGACGGCGCCGACCTCCTCGTAAGACCCGGAGTCGACGTCGTCGACGGCGAGGGCGAGCTGGTCGCGCTCCGTGAAGGTGGCGTCCGTCGAGAAACTCGGCTCGATCGCGTCGACGACGGCGTCGTACGGATGCCGATCCTGCCCGCGGCGGAAGCGAGCGAGCCCCGACAGCGACAGCGTCGTGCTCTGCATGAGCGGCTGGCTGAGCGTGTCCACGGAGAACGACGCGCCGTGCCACGAGTAGGCGTCGCTCTCCGAGGGCTGCTGGATGTCCCCGGCAGTCGGCGCCGTGACGTCGTCGGGCTCGTCGCCGTAGAGGAGCGTCAGCTCGACAGTGACGTCGTCACCTTGCTGGTAGTTGACCGACGCATCCTGGACGACGGCGCCGGTCGGCGTCCGGGACTCAGTCGTCCCGTCCGGGAGTTCGGTCGCGAGATACCACGTCGACGACGGCGCCCGCATCGGACTGTTCGGCAGGTCAGTGCCGCTGTCGGCGAAGACGAGGTCGTGGAACTGCGCGTCCGTGAGCGTCCACGTGAGGCCGAGCGCGCCCTCCCAGTTGCCCTCGCGAGAGCCGGCGGGCGTCGGGTCGTCCGGGTGGCGACTCCGCTCGAGCGCCTGGTCGACCGACAGGTCCGACACGGTGATGTCGATGCCGGGCTGGATCCACGTCGGATCGGTCGGTAGGCTTCCGTAGCTGTCCTCAACTGCGTACGCGACCGTCGCGGACCCCGCGCCGGTCACGGCTGTTCACCTCGATTATGAGTAGTGTGTGTCATGGTGTGTCGGTGTAGCCGCGGAACTGCACGTCGAACTCGGCGCGGTAGAAGTCCTTGTCGTCGCTCAACTGCTCGTCGATGGTCGTGATCGTCAGGTCGCGATACGCCACGCCCGGACGGCCGACGTCCGGGTAGCTCATCTCGGCGCGGACAGCGTCGAAGACGGCACGAAACAGCGCGTCGAACGTCGGCGCGCCGTCCTCGCCCTCGGGGTGGACGTGGCCGTAGGTGCCGCCGTCGCGCGTGAGCGCCTCGAGTCGGATCGAGGCTGTCGCGACGAGCTCGTACCGTTGGTTCGGGCCCGCCGGCGTCGGGTCGGTCGTCTGGCTGGCGACGCCGACGTAGTTCGCCTTCTCGAGGTCGCCTTTCCGCGTGTAGAGCGGCGACTGCATGTCGAGCGTCTCGCCCGTCTCGTAGATGCGGGACGTGTCCCGGTCAACACGCCGGAGCGGGTGGTCCGCCGGCTGCGCGTCGACGACGTCGGCGAGCGTCTCTAGCAGGTACTCAACTTCGTGCGTTGTCATGCAAACCTCCGTCGGAGCCAGTTGAGCGTGTCCCGGATAAACCGCGACTCAGGTAGGCCAGAGACCTCTACCTCCGGTAGGAACACGCGCCAGCCGCCGCCCTCGCGCTCGTACCCCTGCCGGACCCACCGCGGCGGGTCCTCCCAGATGAACGAGAGGACGTCGGCGTTCGTCGCCTCGACGACGTGGTCGACTGTGCCGCGCTCGAAGAAGATCGCCGGCTCGGGCCACCCCCACCGGACGACGACGGAACCCTTGCGCCTCTCGACTCGGGTTTCGGCGGCGTCGATGATCGACTGGACGTCGTAGTCGTTCTCGCGCCCGTACGCTTCGAGGATGTCGTGGGCGTGCTGCTGGACGGCCGGCGCGATCTCCTCGCGAGCGTGGTCTTCGAGCTCGTCGAGGAGCGCCTCGCGGGCGTCGGCCTCGAACCCGGCGAGCGTGGTCATCCGTTACCCCCTGCGTCTGAGCCGCGGAGCTCACGCCACGCGCGGACGTTCTCGGGTCCGACGATGTACACGACGACCGAACCCCACGCGAGAGCGAGCGCCGACGACCACACGGCGCCGACGTCGGCCGTCCCGTGGTAGAGCACCCACGCGGGGACGCCCAGCCCGTAGGCGAGCGCGTAGATCGTCGAGAGCCAGCGCCAGCGGTAGTCCGACTCCGTGGTAACTGCCCCGTCGTCGACGTCGTCGATGTCGACGTCGCGGTTGCTGCCCATATCGGCGAGGTCGGGCTTTTCGTCCTGGTCGTCAGTCATCGTTGTACTTGCCGCCGTACTCTTCGAGCAACTCGTCGGCCTTCTCGCGCATCCGCTCGGCCTTTGTCTCGACGTTGTAGAGCGTCGTGTTCGAGGGGATCTCGATGACTGCGTCTTCAACGAGTTCGGCGCCGGCGCGCAGCGCGACCGCCCGCCGGACGGCCGGAGGGATGCCTTCGTGGCCGTGGTCGAAGTCAACGTACACAGTGTTCGACAGCGACGCGAGGTCGTCGTCCATCGCGTGGACGTCTAGGTACAGCTCTGTCACGCCGCCGCTGTTGATGCGGGCCCAGTAGTCCGAGCCGCGGTTGTCGAGACCGACGCCACCGTCGAACTCATCACTCGCCACCCAGTCGGTGTACGAGCCGTCCGCGCCGATGACGAGCAGCTTGTTGATCGCGTCGACGTAGTGGCGCTCCAGTGTGATCCGGGTGTACGCCGGCACGCTCTCGTCGACGGGCGGGTCGAGGGCGTTGTCCGGCCCGGTCGCAATGCGGATCTCCCGCTTCGGCTCGCGCCGGCTCTTCCGCCAGCGGTCCGAGCGCGGATCCGACTCCAGCAGCGCGTCGCTGTTCTCGCGGTAGCGATAGCGATCCCTCTCGCTTGTGCCGTGGACCATCCCGGCGCGGGTCGAGAGGTCATGCTCGTCGTCACGAGTCTTCGGCTCGGTCGCGATCGTGATCTCGCTGGCCTCGTCGATGCCAGTCGGCTCGTAGAAGTGCCGCGAGATCGACCGCTCCAGCGGCTCGGTCTCGGCGAGGATCGCGTCGACGGCGATCTGTTCGTCCTGGCCGACGTCGCCGGGGAGGTCGGCCTTCCGCAGCGCTCGGCGGACGTCCTCAAGCGTGCAGTATCCGACCTCGCTCATGGGTTAACCCTCCAGCTCCGCCCGCCGCTCGCCGACGGCGTCCTGGACGCCGGTGCGTTCCGACGCCTCACCGATCGCCTCGAGGTGGTCGTCCACCTCGCCGGCCGCGATGGCCCCCTCGATCGGCGGGACGTTCTGGCCGAGGAACTCGTCGAGGTCGAACTCGTCGTCGTCAGCCTCGTCGGGGTCGTCAGTCGACCCCGTCTCGCCCTCGACGATCCGGAAGTCGCCACGTTCCTCGCTGAGGTAGGTGGCGAACTCTTCGGAGACGTCGACGCGGTCGCCGATCGACACGCGCTCGCCGATGCCTCGAAGCAGTACCTCGCCGCCAGTGACTTTCTCTGCGACCGGCATGATCAGGCGTCGGCCGTGAAGCCGATCTCCCCGAGGCTCGTGCCGTCGTAGCCTCGGTAGGTGTTGCTCTCGGTGTCGAACCAGACCTCGCCGCCGTCGAGGTCCTCGACCGGCGGATCGCCGGCGACACGACCGAGGTAGGTCTGTCGCAGCATCGCGTTCGTAGTGGGTGCGTCAGTCATCACTCACCTCAGGCGGTGGGCGTCTCGAGATCGGTCACGAGCACGCCGGCCTGCTGCTCTTTGATCTGGAAGTCGAACTGCCCCTCCAGCCAGTTGCGCGAGTGGAGCCGCTGCTCGTGGACCTTGTCGGTGTCCGTGGACTGGTCCAGCTCCATCTCCTCGTACAGGCCGAAAGCGAGGTTGTTCGGGTCGGTGAACATCATGTACTCGTCGGGGAAGCCGTTCACGCCGACGAGGTCGTAGCTGAACGGCGTGATGTCCGAGTCGCCGAAGATGACGGCGCTCCCGAGCGGGTCCTCGCGCTCCGTGAGCGACATCGTGTAGCTCTGGACCTGGTTCGGGCTCGTCATCAGCACCGGACTGTAGGCGTCGCTCTCGCGGTAGCGACTGTCGAGCGTCTGGATCGTCTCGTTGAACAGCGACGTGTCGACCGGCTGTGGGTTGCCACTCCCGTCCGTGTTCGCGATCGAGGGCATCGAGTCCGCGTCGGCCGTCGCCGTGTCCTCGAGTCCGATTCGGGTGCTGTCGCCGGCGTCGTCGACGGACTGGGCGTCACCCTCTGCCCGAGCGATCCACCCCTTGAACGTGTTGTCGAGCTCGGCGGCGCCGCCGATGCTCTGGAGGTTGCCCGACGAGGCGCCGGCGCGGATCCCCATCAGCCCGAGGTCGTTGCCGTAGCGCTCGATGAACTGGTCGACGATGTAGTCGCCGAACTGGTCTGGCCCGTAGTGGGTGTTCTTGAGCGCGTCGCGCTTCGGCTCGACGAGGATGTAGTAGGACTTGTCGGTCGCGTTGAACTTGACCGAGCCAGACTCCGCCTCGGAGTTCTCGGTCCGCGAGCCCTCTTCGTCGCGGGTGTGGCCGGAGAGACGGGGGACGCCGAACTGCGGCACCTCCATCTCGAGACGCGCGAGCGTCATCGTGTCGGCCATCCCGAGGATCTGGACGCCCTTCTGCATCCGCTCCAGGAACTCCTCGGTGACGTCGACGGGCAGCTGGAAGCCGTCGAGTTCGGCGAGGCCGATGTCCTTCTGCGACAGGCTGTTCATGTTCTGGTTCCGCACCGAGTCGATGGTAGAGTTGGAACTCATCTGTAGATCACGTCGTTAGGACAGGGCCGCACCGAGGTCGTCGAGCCCGGACTCCTTGCCGCCCTCTCCGTCACCGCCAGCGCCGCCGGAGAGCTGGTCGCTCCCGACACCGCTCTGGCGAGAGATGCTGTCGAGCCGCTCTCGGAGCTCCTTGATCTCGTCCTGGACGCCGTCGTCGGCGCCACCGTCCTCGATCCCGAGGGCAGACTTCGCCTGGCTCTTGGGAACCTCGTGGGTCTCGCCGTCGAGCTCGATCTCGACCGTCGGCTCCTCACCCTTCAGCGCCGCCGTGAGAGTCTCGATCGTCTCGGTGAGCTCCTTGATCTGTTCCGCGTTCTCCTCGGCGAGGGTCTTGTCCGGGACCCCGCCGTCGCCGCTTCCGTCGTCGCCGTTGTCGTTGCTCATGGTAGTGTCGTCGGCGGACTTCGAGCCGCCGTCATCGGCCGGCGTGTCGCCACCGGCAGCGTCCTTGTCGCCCTGTCCGTCCGCGTCGTCGACGCCGTCGGCATCGGCGTCGCGCTCGACCCCGTCACCGCGGGCCTTGGATCGGCCGCCCTCCTCGCCGCTCAGCGTGAGGAGGTCGACGAGCGTCTTCGCGGCCTCCGTGACTCGGCTCTTCGTCCCGGGCTCGTTCGACCCCTCGACCTCGATGGCGCGGTTGAGGTGCTCCCACAGCCGCTCGGCGTCGTCCTCCGAGTGACCGCGGGCGAGTGCCTCCTCGATGAAGCCGTCGGGGTCGCCGAGGTAGTCACCGAGGCGCTTCTCCGCGGCGCCGGACTTCGCCGACGCCTCGAGGATCTGGGCATCCGGGACGGCCGGGATGTCGACCGCAGACACCTCGCGGATGATCCCGTCGATGAGCTCGTAGACGAGTTCGTCGCCGATCTCGTCGGGCACCTCGACGTCGTCGAGCTCGTCCTGCTCGTACGGCCCGTTCCAGTCGACCTGGACGGCGCCGATCGAGTAGCCCGAGATGATGTCGTCTTGGATGAGCCCCCAGAGGCCGTCGTCCTTGATGGCCCACTCCTGGACCCACGCGCCGGCGTCGACGGTCTCGCCGCCGATCTCCTCGCTCTCGTCGAGGACCCCGTTGCGCTCGAGGTCCATCCAGTCGTCCGGGAAGACTGCGTGCATCACGCCGCCGCCGGCCTGGCCTGCCTCGTAGAAGGTGGCGAACTGGTCGGCGAACGAGCGGAGCGTCTCCTCGCGGACGTAGTCGTTCTGGAGGTCGGCCTTGTCCGGGACCATCACGATCCCGGCCGCGACCTGCTCGTCGTCTTCGTCGTCCTCGTCGTCCTTCGTGACGAACTCGACTTCCTTGCGGAACGCCGTGCCTCCTGCCTGCTTCACCGAGGGCATCTATCAGCCCTCCTCGTCGTCATCGTCGTCGGCGTCCGCGTCGGCGTCCTTGGTCTTGTCGAGCTTCTGGGCACGACCGGTGCCGAGGACGCCACGCTTCTCGCCGCGCTTGGTAGTCTCGTTGCTCATGGTGTCGTCTCGTAGAATCGCACCCGGTCGTGCCTCGCACAGGGGAGTCGGGGGCTCCCTGGGTCATCGGCAGGCCGGCTAGATCTCGTCCGGGACGCCGTCGGGGACGTCACCCGCATCGGGCGCCGGGCCCTCGGGCAGCCGATCGTGGAAGTTCGTGATCTCGAGGTACGGGTACTCGAGCCGGATGTTGTCGTAGTGGTAGCCGCCGTGGCTGCCGGCGTTCGCGAGCGCCGACCACTCGCTCGCCGGGACGTCGACGTACGCGTACAGCGACGACTGCCCCTCGTCGCGGAGGAACGAGAGGTACAGCTCGTTCTCCCCGAAGTCGTAGAGCCCTTCATCGAGGTTCGAGCTCGAGAACTGCATCTGCTCGATCGGGTCCTTCGTGGTGAGCTCGCTCTTGACGGTGTCCCACTCGCGCTCGCCGATCTTGTTCTCTTCCGGCGGCTCGTGGACGGCCTCCGTCTCGCCGCCGCCAGCGACGTCGCCGGCGACCTCCGCCTCGAACTCCGAGAGCGTCATCTCGCCGTAGGGCTCCCCGAGCGGATCGAGCCCGAGCTCCTCGCGCGCCTCGTCGACGAGGCCGACGCCGGCAAGGCGCATCGCCCGGACGCGCTGCTCCGCCAGCTGCGCCTCCTGCTTGGGCTGGTCCGCGCCGCGGAGCTCGTACTCGATCGTCCAGTCTGTGACGCCGAGCGCCTGCTGGTGGATGATCTGGTAGAGCCACTCGGCGAACGTGTGCTGCTCCGGCTGGATGACCTCCAGGGCGAAGTCCTTGTCCTGCTGGTCGGAGTTCGAGCGGTTCGCCGAGTCGGTGACGCCGATCTTGACCGGCGGGACCTCCAGCACCTTCGCGATCTCGTGCTCATTCTTTTCTCTGAACTGGCGGAAGTCCATCTCCTCGCTGATCCCCTGGCCCATCGGCTCCAGCTCGATCTCGACGTCCTCGTCGAGCTGGCTCTGGAACTTCTCGACCTCGAGGACGACCGCCCGGTGCGACTCCTCGCGAAGGCCGTTGAGCATCTGCCGGAGGTCCCGCTTGGACTCCTCGGAGAGCTCGCCACCGGTCACCTTGATCACCATCCGCGGGATGGTGTCGTTGTCGAAGAAGTCGCGGTTGTAGTCCTTCGCGGCCTCGTCTGCGGAGATCGTCCGGATGGCGCTCACCCAGTCCGGGACGCCGTAGTCGTCTTCGAGGATCGACGGGTTCGGGATGAAGATGAGCTCGTTGGCCGGCCGGTTTTCGAGCCCGTTGGCGTCGCCGGTGGTGACGTCGCCCGTCTCCCGGTCGACGAAGATGGGCTCGCGCTCGCTCTCCTCGTCCTCTCGATAGCGGATCGTGGGCTCGTCACCGCTCTCGTCGATCACAACCTCCTGTCCGCGGTACCGGTCGCCGGCCTCGCCGAAGTACCGCCGGTTGCCGTTTCGGATCTGGACGTACCCTCGGCTCGCGATGTCGGCGACGTCGCCGTCGACGTACCGCCCCTCCTCGGGGTGGCGCGGTTGGTCGAACCGGTTCTGTGGTCGCCGGACACGAACGGTGCGCGCCGGGACATACGCAAGGCCAACCGGGCGGCCCTCGATGTCGGTGAGCATCTCGAGCGCGAGCCAGCCGACGCCGTGGTAGTCCTGCCGGGCGAGTTCCTTCACGCGCTCCGGTGTCGCCGGCGTCTTGGCCTGGTTCGGCCCGGTCTGCCACCGACTCGATCGGCCGCGCCAGAAGTTGCGGGCAACCTCTCGCTGCGCATCGCTCGCGTCGTCGCCGTCGACGCCCTGCGCCGGGACGAGGTCGAAGCCGAAGCCGACCTCGTACCGCGACTTCTTGCGGATCCCGGTCGCGAGCGTTTCGTTGAGCTCGAGGAACGCGGCGAGCCGGTCGGGGTTGTACGGCGGGTTCACGCCGACGTTGTGAGACTGGATCCGGTGGTCGGGGATCTGCGTACTGTTCGGGCTCTTCGCGAGGTCGGCCTCGCCGCCGAGTCCCTCGACGTGAACCTTCGTCTCCTGCGTCTCGCCAGTCGTGTCAGTCATGGTCTAGATGTAACTCACTCCACTCGAGTCGCTATCTCCCGTATCCCGCGGCGTGTGCGTGAACAGCGCGTACCGGAGCGCGTCGAGCGCGTGGTCCTGCGCCTTCGACGTCCCGACGTGGTCCTCCTTGTACGAGAGGAACTCCTGGATCAGCTCACCACATCGGTCAGTGACGAGCACGCCCGGGCGCCCCTCGTCGTCCATCGCGAGCCGTGACCGGACGTGGTCAATCCCGCCGTCGAGGCTCTTCTCCGCCTTCACCGCCGGCCAGTTCGCCTTCCGGAACTGCTCGATGTGAGCTGGTTCGTGCTCGGCGTAGACGCGACCTCGAGGGCGACCGGCAAGCCACGGGTCGACGTCGGCCGGGAGCGCGTCGTCGGGATCGACCAGCTCGGCGAGGTGTGACTCGCTCTTGTAGAACTGGTCCCAGACGACGAACTGTCCGGCGTGGGTCTTCCGGATGTCAAGCAGGACGCGCGGGTCGTTCCACCCAGCGTCATACCCGTACATCGCCCAGTCGTCGGCGAGGCGATCGCGGACGTCGTCGGCATCCCGGACGTGTGTCTGGCGCGTGAACGCATCGTACACCAGCCCCTCGGCCGCTGCGAACCCACCGTGGAGCCCCTGCTCTTCGCGTGCCGTCCCCTTGAACTGGCGCCGGATCTTGTCGAGGCCGTCCGGCGGGAGCAGTGTGTTGTGCTCGGTGGACGCGACGACGACCTCCATCTGGTCGGCCCACGGAAGTGGCTCGTCGTCAGCGTTGACCTGGCGCTCAGTGATGTCGTAGAACTGGTTGAAGCCGTTGCCCGTCGAGGTCCAGAGCGTGGTGTTCGGCCCGATCTCCGTTCGCTGCCGCGTGATCAGCATCTCGTGGAGGTCGTAGAGGTCGGTGTTCGGCGGGTAGTGGCCGACCTCGTCACACCAGATGCGACAGTACTCGCCGCCGGCGAACCGGTTCCACTTGTCCGCGCCGCCGAGCCACGCGACGTGGCCCGTGACGTACACGAGGCGCTTGTCGTTCGAGTGCCAGGTGTCGACGATCGGGCTGTTCTCCGGGTCGCCGTCCTTGAACGGGTTCGTGTCCTCACCAGGGAGGATCTTGAAGAAGACTGAGTACGTCGTCGACTTCCCCTTCTGGTAGTCCTGGGCGAGGACGAGGCTCTCACCGACGCCCTCGGTGTCGGCGATCGCGCCGCGGTGGATCCACTGCCCGCCGCAGCGGGACTTCCCACCACCGTAGCCCGTGCGGAGGGCGACGAGATCGACGTCGCCCGCCTCAAGCGTGTCGCGGACGTGCGCCTGGTAGTTCGTCCACTTGTACTCGACGGTGGTTGCAGCTGCGCTCATTCGGTGTCCTCGTCAGGGTTCCAAGGCGTCTCGACAACCTCCTCATGGAACTCGACTTCCACTGGCCCGCCGCCGTCGCCCGTGTGCTCGTGCTTCTCCGTCTTCTTGTAGTCGAACGAACTCGCCAGGAGGAACTTCGCCATCGACGAGTCGACGTCCTCGTCGCGAAGGCCGCCCTCGATGAGCTCGGACTCGCCTCGTGCGCGGGCGCGCTCGAAGCTGCTCCGGAAATCGGGGTGTGCGTCGAGATAGCGGTCGAGTTGTGCCCACGAGGAGACGCCGGCGGCACGGGCACACCCACGCTCCGACTTCCCCTCTCGGGCCGCCTCGAGGATGGCTTCGTGGTCGCCCTCGCCGATGGCGAAGTCGCGGCCGTGTGGGTTCTCGACGTCGTCGTCATCCGAGCCGTGGCTAGGGATCCAGCAGGAGCCATCGTCGCCAGCAGGGTTCTGGCACGGCTCGTCGCCGGTGGTGTCAGCCCCGCACAGCTCGGTTTCGTTGGTCATGGTGTGGAACAGATTAGGCAGTCAGTGTCGTCGCATGTCTCGCGGTGCGACGTCTCCTCGTCGGCGATCGTCTCGATGCACTCCCAGCAGTGGTCTCGGTACCAGCCGCGGTTGTCCTTGTTTTCGACCGGGTCGCCGCACCGGTCGCAGGTCGCCATCAGTCCCCGTCGTCAGGGGTTTGGACCTCACTGTAGGCTTGAAGGAGAGCGGCGTAGTCGAGGAGCTCCACACCGTTGTATGCGGCGAGGATGAAGAGGCCGAAGCTACCGAGGAATGTCGGATCGCCGCCCCGAGAGATCGAGTAGAGAACGATGGCGATCACGCCGAGGTTGACGATGATCGCTCGGAGGATCTTCAGCTTCTTGAGCATCGGTAGCGACTCACCGTCCTCCGCGAGCGTCTCTTTGTACTCGTCGACGACGTCGTCCCGGCAGTACCACGGCCGGGTGGGTGCTGGAACGCTCATGAGACATCAGCGAAGGGCTGGTGATCACAGGGTTTCGCGGAGTTGTGCGGGCAGCCACACTCCGGGCACCGTCCGTCTCGGTCGTTGGTGTCTGGTTGGGCAGTCATGGTCAGCGGTAGTCGCGAAGGTCGAGCGGGTCGTCCATCGAGAGCCACGCCCGGCTGCTCGCTGGGTCGTAGAACGCGAGCGGGCTCGCTTCACCCTCGGTCGTGACGACCGAGACGGTGTCCGTGTCGAACTGGTGCGAGGTGGGGTTCTGGTGCATCATGTGGACTGGAACGCGCGGTCGTCGATCGGGTAGAAGCCAGTCATCCCGGCATTGCTCACGCCGTGACACGACGCGATCGACTGGAACCTCGAGGGCACGCCGACACCGAGGCGCTCGACGAACTCGCCGCTCGGCTTCGGGCTACCGGTCGTCACGATCGGCGGGCCGTCCCAGGGGATCATCCCGGAGACGTGGTGGTGGCCGATGTAGGCGAGGTCGAACTCGTGGTCCATCAGCGTGGATAGCCACTCTTTGAGTCGCGCCGACGTCGACGCCTGCGGGTCGCGGTCCTGCCCGTGCCGGAGGTGCCCGGTGAGCTCCCCGCCGCGGAGCTCGAAGTTGCGGTAGGCGCGTGCCTCGCCGATCTTCATCGCGACGTTCTCAAACTCGTCGTGCCGGCGCCGGAGTGCGGCGATGGTGTTCCGCAGGTTCTTGTAGCTGATCAGGTCCGCGTTCGCCTGCTTCGACGTGCCGTCCGCCCGAATGTCTCCGTGGTTACCGATCTGGCAGACGATGACGACGTTCTCGAAGCGCTCGGCGTAGGCATCGACCAGCCGGAGCAGCGGGTCGTGTAGCATGTCGATCTGCTCGTCCATGTACGCCTGGACGTCGCCGTTCGCGAGCTGGCCTTCGTAGATGCCCTCGCCGGTGACGAGGTCGCCACCGAGGAGGACGTACGCTGTGTCGTACGTGGCGTCGTGAACGTCGGCGAGGTGGAGCGACCGGCGCGTCGCGTAGTCGATGACGTCGGGGATGATGTCGGGCTCGTAGACGACGGTCCCGTCGTCCTGGCGGACGAAGTCGCCGGCGTGGATGTCCGTCAGGTGTAGCACCCAGTCCTCGTTGTCCGGGTGCGTGTCGTACTGCGTCGTCGACGGGACGTCGTCAAGTCCCTTGTACTCGCGGACGAGCTCGTTGTGTCGTTGTTCCCACCAGCGGTTCGCTTTCCGCGTTCGGGTGCCGATGTGTTCCGAGCTCCGGAGTGTCGAGTCGCCTTCGATAGCGACGTGGTCCGCGGACTCGTCGACGTAGACCTGCCAGCCGCGCTCTCGGAGATCGCGAAGGCGCTGTGTGATGACGCCCGGACGGTCGTCGAGTTGGTCGGCGAGGGCGTCGATGTCGTCGACACCAGTCTGCAGCTCTCGGGCGATGACGCGCTCGTCGTCGTTGAGGTCCGACGGATCCGGGTCGACGTCCGCGACCGGCGTGTCTGAGAGGTCCGGAAACGTGGTGTCCTCCTGATCGTCTTTGGCGGCGGCCGCCTGCCAGCCTGGCGATCCGTCGACATACCACTCGTTCGTCTCGCGGTCGTACTCTAGGGGCACGCCCTTGTCCTTCAGCGCGTTCCGATGCGACTCGACGGTCGTCGGGGCAACGTCAAACTCCTCGGCGATCGCCGACGTCGTCGCCGGGAGCATCGCGAGGAGATCGTGCTGCCGGTCGGTGAGTTCGGGCGTGTCTGAGTCTGTGGCCATCTGGAGTGGAAACGGAGGGGTGTGTTACTGCGTCTCGAAGGGCTGCGGGCGGTTTCGAACCGCCGACGAGGTGGCGCCGTAGAGGGCTTGGGTCTCGCCACTCCCAATAGGCGCTCTCGTCACCTGTCCACAGGCGCAGCAAGGCGGACGGACTTGGATGGGTTTGGACTGGAACCGAACACGATCAACGCGAGGCTCCTCACGGTCCGGACGTAGCAGGTCACGGTGTGGGACGCCGTCCGCTCGTATGTCTCAGCACTCCCTCGGGCGCTGACCTGGCCTCGCAGTGAAAAGCTACGATGCCACGCCGTCAGGAGATGGATCGACTCGGATTCGAACCGAGGCACGCCAGCGCTTCAGGCCGGTGCTCTCCCTGACTGAGCTATCGATCCAGCCGCTCCACATCGGATTCCGCGACCCGGTAGGTGAGCCCGTCGACGTCGACGACCAGGAGTCCGTCGGGCCCGGAGACGTCGCCGGCGGGCTCGAAGTCGATCGCGTCGCCCTCGAGCTCGCGACCGCCAAAGTCGAACGCGACACGGTTGTACTGCGAGACGCTCATGCCGGCACCTCGCGCCGCGAGTCGGTTCGGTCGGCGCCGGAGCGAGTGATGGCGCGTCTGATGGCCGCCTCGGTCGCCTCGCCGAGACAGTCGTCGACGTGCTCGCCGTCGCGACGGCGCCGGAGTGCCTCTCGGGCAAGCGTCTCACGGTGGAGGGTGACGCCTTTCTCCTCGAGCGTGCGGATGGTCTCCTTGAGCAGCTGGCGGAACTTCGGCATCGAGACCTCGCGCTCCTGGCACGGAGTCACTGTAGGCTCGTCGACGTCGTCGAGCCAGCCGAGCGCCGTCGCAAGCTCGTGCGTGTCGGTCCGGTGGTCGTCCCAGTAGCGATCCCACGGCGACTCGGTCCCGCAGCGAGCGCAGAACGTCCCTTGCTGTTCGCCGACGGTGTCGGCCGGCCCGTAGTCGACTACGGTGTGATCGCGGTGGCGCTCGTGGTGCGTCTCGTACTCCCGGGTGAGCCCGCCGCGTGTCGGGTCCTGCCGTTCGACGCGGATGACTCTGTGACAGGAGTTGCACACGTCCGATGCGTCGAGCAGGTGCTCGTGGTAGGCGGGTTGCTCAGGCATGATGTATCGACGTGCAGAAAGGCCCAGGGCGACCGTCTCTCCGGCCCTGTCGTACCGACCCCTGCGTGCGAGGCATGAGGTCGCCCGTCGCCGGGCTGTCGTCACCCGATCCTTGCTTGGCCCAACCCTTAAGTCGACCCCCGAGCGCCATTTTGTCGCTCACCCGTGAGCCTCCCATTCGGACTGCGGCGGATCCGTGTGTCGAGGCGAACATGAGACGAGGTCCTCGTCGTGGAGCTGTCGGAGCGCCCGGCGGACGGAGCGCTCTGGCCGGACCGTCTCGTAGGCGATCTGTCGGAGCGTGCGTGGGCTGCCCTCGTTGCGAAGATGCACGTAGACCACCGTGGCTGTCGGCGGGAGGTCCCTCAGTCGTTCCCGGGTCGTCTGGGACAGGTCGGCGACGTCGACGGTCTCGCTCACGACTCGACCACCTCGTGGCCGCAGGTGAGACAGCGCGTGTGCCGGCACTCCCGCGCTTCGCCCGGTGAGTGGGTCATGACGGCGTCGGTCGCGGGACAGTTTCGATCGGTGTGGAGGCGCGTCCCGTCTGGTGACCGTGGCTCGTACCACTGGTCGACAGCGTCGTAGGCGATCGGCTCGGTCGGGTTTGCGCCCCAGCGCTCACCGCAGCCGTGACACTTCCAGCGGTAGTACGGTCCCTGCGCGCCGGCGACGAGGACGTCCGTCTCGCAGTTGGGGCAGGGTTCGATGCTGTCAGTCACGGAGACGCACCTCGTCGATGAGCTCGTCCGGGCTCCAGTCGTCCATCTCGTAGCAGTGTCGGCAGGGGCGGTAGCCATCGTCGACGGCCTCGGCGACCGTGGTCTCGTGGTCGATCGCGGTGTCGTACGCGTTGACCGCCGCGCACGACTCGGCCCGCGGGTCGTGGAATGACTTGCCGATCGTGCTCACGAGGACCGTATCGTCGAGTGCTGGTCGGTCACGGACCAGGCCGACGTCGACGCGCCACGCTTCGATGTTGAACAGCGCGTCCCACTGCCGCACCTGCGTCGGCGTGAGAGCGAGTTCGATCGGCTCGTCGCGGTCGGTGGTCCACACCCTAAGCAGTGACTCGCCGCCGTCGAGCTGCGTTGTGTCGATGTCGGTGACCTTCTCACCCCGGTCACTCTGTGCGACACCAGGGTACTCTTCGGGGATCTTGGGCTGGTGGTCTGTCATCGGCTCGCCCCCACGACGGCGCCGCGCTGTTGACTCCACGAGACTTCCTCACCGTCCTCGTCGACGAGCACCGCCACGGACTCGGCGTCACGCTCGGCCGCGGCCTCCCGGCGCTCCGCCGGCGTCATCCCGGCCTGCGCGAGCCCCTCGCCGTGTTCCTCGAGCTCCGTCTTCCGCTCTTGGAGTGCGTCGACGACGCGATCGCGTGGCTCGCGATCCTCGTGCATCGCCAGCCAGCGCTCGACACCCAGCCAGTAGTCGATGAGCTCCGTCGAGACGATCCCGCGGATCCGCGCGAGCATCAGCTCTCCTGTGGTACCGTCGCCGTCGTCGACGGTGAGCTCCTCGACGAGGAAGCGACCAGGGTTCTCGCCGAGGCGCTTTGACTCCTCAGCGTTGAGGTTCGGCACCTCGAGCCCCTGCTCGTTGTGTTGGCTCGTGGCAGGCATAGTCACGCCCTCCCGATGTAGCGGATGTGCCCGTCCGCCGGTTCGATCGCCGTCCCTTCCTCGAAGCACATCTTGTCCATCGTGTCGCGGAGCACGCTCTCGCCAGCGTTCTCATCGATCCCCTCACGGTATCGCTCGATGACTTCCTCACGCGGGACGCCGCCATCGTACTCGCTGTGGAGCTCCTGAATCACGTTTGCGACCGCCTTGAAACGCTCCTTCTGGGTCTTCGACGTGCCTGTCTCTTGGACATCGGCGTCGAGGTCGCCATCCTCGTTCTTCGCGTAGTCCTGCATCGAGTCGCCGATCGCGTTGACAGCGCGCTTCGCGTGGCGCATCTCGATGGTCTCAGAAAACTCCAGTTTCGCGTCCGCCTCGGCGATCCGGATGATACCCTCCAGCTTCCGGAACGTCACCGGGACGGGTGAGTCCTCGTTGTAGCCGTGCATCCCGCGAAGCGTGTTGAAGCTCTCTTGGAGCCATTCGAACACCTTCTCGCTCTCGAAGACGGGTTCGGGCTGGCGCTTCGCGAGCGCGACCCACTTGCGTAGGATGTCGCGATCGACCGGCGTCGAGATCGTCTCGGCGCCGTTCTCGGAGAGCTCACGACCGGTCATCTGGCGCTTCGCGGCATCGCGAGCGCGGAGGATGTGCTCGGAGATACGTTCGTCCTCGTCCGGATCAGGCGTGTCCGACAGCGTGAAGATGAGATCGAACCGCGACAGGAGATTGCTCTCGAGGTCGAACTGGTCGCCGATCGGCTCGTACTGGTCGAACCGGCCGTGCTTTGGGTTGGCTGCGGCGACAACCGCGGCTTCCGTCCGCATCGTCGCGTTGATCCCCCACTTGTTGACGTGGATCTTCTGCTTCGACATGGGGTCGAGCATCGCTGCGCGGACGTCTGCCGGCATATCGTCGAGCTCGTCGATGCACACCGCACCCTTGTGCGCCTTCACGAACGCGCCCGCTTTCAGCGTCGCCTCACCGTCACCGAAGTCGTCCTGGACAGCGCTCGCAGTGACGCCGGCGACGGTCGCGCCCTTCCCTGAGACACCGACAGTCCGCCAGCCGAGCTCCTCGACGCGCTGGATAAGCTTCGACTTCGCAGTCCCGGGGTCGCCGATGAGGAGGATGTGGAACTCGCCGCGATCGTGGTCGTCGTCGCCGTAGACGACCTTCGAACCGCCGACCATCGCTCGGATAAGGTTGCGCTTAATCTCGTCGTTGCCGTACACTTTCGGCGCGAGTGACTCGGCCGCGACGTCGATCGGTGTGCCCTCGGCGCCGTCAGAGAGCTCGTGGATGCGCTCGCGCTCCTCGGCCGAGATATCGATGTCGGTGTGGTCGGTCTGCTCGACCGTGATCGCACCGGCGTCGACGTACGCCTCGAATTTTCCCGTCTTTTCCCGGCCGCTCGTCTTCTGGTCTAGGTGGATTGTTCCCGTGATGGTCACACGGTCGCCGACGGTGACTAGGTCGGCGAGGTCGTCTTCGGCGGTGACGTCGATCTCATGGCCAGTGCCTGACGCGATCTCCGGTGGCGTCGCAATCCGGAGCTGCTGGGCGTCGATGAACTCCGACTGGTCGAAGTTGACGCGGAAGGGGCCCTGCCGCTCACACCCCTGGCACTCGTGTGGCTCCTGAAACCCGCCGTCAGTCTGCGGGATGTAGCTGAACGTCCCACAGCGTTTGCACTCGAACGCAGCCTCGACGACACGCGAGTACACGTCGGTTGCCTTCGACACCTCTCCGGTGATCGCCCGGTGACTTCCGGCCTGATCAGTCGGGGAGAACCCACCAGGGTAGTAGGTGTGCTCGGGCGGCAGGTTCGACACACGCACGTGAGCGTTCGCGAGGTCGACATCGGCCGGAAGGTCGAACTGCCGCAGGGCCTCCTCGAGGTACTCGCCCATCTCCTCGGGCTTCGAGAGGGTGTCCTCGGCGATCTCGCGGTCGAACTCGTACAGCTCGTCGTAGTCGATCACGAGCGACCGCTGCTCGTTCGGGTAGTGTTGGGCGAGCGTGCCGACTGCGTCGCGATACCGCTCCCTGAGGAAGCGGGTCAGCGTCTCGGTCAGCGTCTCGTTCTCCTTTCGTCGGTCGTGGGTGGTGGACATCGTGGGTTTTCGTCCGCGAATAAAGTCCGATTCACCACTCGGACCGTCGGACGACGCCGGCCAGACGCCGGCCAGAACGACGGCCTTGCAGCTAACGGACAGTTGCTCACACAGCTACGCTTGCGTGGATCTTCAGGAAGTACAAGCGGAGGCGGGATCCCACGAGTGAAGACCGACATCTCTAGCGCACCTCCTCCGAGGCGGTTTTATTCGCGGACGAAAACACGGCGCCGCGCTTCGCCTCGCGAGCGTCGACGGTGAGGCTGCGGTTTCCGCTCGGCGGCGTCTTCACTTCGAAGCCGCGGACGTCCGCGGCGAGCTTCATCAGCGTGTAGCAGTGGTCGGCCGAGGGCTCACCGTCAAAGACCTCCCACATGATGTCGTCGTAGTCGAGCGCGGCGACACCGGAGCCACGAGTCGCCTTCTGGAAGGCGTGCTCGCGGACCATTCCGACCTTTTCGTCACGGGAGAGCTGCGCGTAGTCGCGATTGTCGTCGTGCTCGGAGAGCCGAAGCTCGAGGGCGGTGACGTCTTCGCGAAGGCGGTCGATCTCCTCAGTGGCCTCGTCGAGGTCGCTCTTGAGCTCGTCTTCGATATCGCCGGCCTTCGCGAGCGCTCGCTGCGCGATCGCCAAGGCATCACGGGCGGAGACGTCGTCGCCCTCAGACATCGGCGATCACCTCGCCGTCGTCGGCGTCGCCAGGACAGACGGGACGCTCCCGACCATCTTCCAAGCGGATGACGACCTCGGCGTCCTCGTGACACCCGAGGGCGGTACAGACCGCCATCTACGCAGTCACCTCCGTTCCAGCCGCCGGCGAGGAACTCGCTATCGCCGTATGTGGTGTAAGTTTTGAACTCTCGGCAGAACGAGGCTCGTGTCGAGGCTGCCCAGAGCCCTCGCTAGAGGGGTTTATGACTGGGCATGTCAATAATATGGTGTATGGCCGGGGTGGGCTCCACACATGGTGTTTACATGCCCAGTAATATACTCCCCGTGTATGACCGATCAGCCGGGGAACGCGATCGACCGCAACGTCGAGCGGTGTCAGGAGTGCGACGAGATGTCCGAGGCCGACGCTGAGGCCATCCTCGACGCCCACCGTCAGATGGAGCTGCTCGGCGCCAGCCGGCTCTCGAAGAGCCACCACAGCGACGTTCTCATGCGTGCCGTCAAGATGGCTCGCGAGGTCGGGGGTCTCGCTAACGCCCTTGAGGAGCGTGAGGCGACCGAGGAGATCGTCCGCTGGATCCAGCGGACCTACGACAACGAAGAGACCAACCGGGATTACCGGAAGTGCCTCCGCGCCTTCGGTCGACACGCGACGCGCAGCGAAGAGCCGCCGGACTCGATCGCGTGGGTGCCCGCTGGCTACTCGAATACCTACGACCCGGCGCCCGACCCTGGTGAGATGTTCCGATGGCAGAAGCATGTGAAGCCGATGGTCGACGCCTCGAGCAACGTTCGCGACGAGGCACTTGTCGCCCTCTGCTGGGACCTCGGCCCCCGCACCTCCGAGCTGCACGAGCTCCAGGTCTCGAACATCACCGAAGCCGACTACGGCCTGCGCGTCACCATCGAGAACGGCAAGAACGGCTCGCGCTCGCCGACGATCGTCAAGGCCACACCCTACGTCCGCGACTGGCTCGAACGCCATCCGGGCGACCGTGACGACTACCTCTGGAGTCGGCTCAACTCTCCGAAGCGCGTCTCCCGCAACTACCTCAGAGACACGCTGAAGCGCCTCGCGAGCAACGCGGCGATGGACCCGCCGGCGACGCCGACGCCGACGCAGTTCAGGAAGAGCTCGGCGAGCTATCTCGCTCGACAGAACGTCAACCAGACCTTCATCGAGGACCACCACGGCTGGGTCCGCGGCTCCGATAAGGCAGCTCGCTACGTCGCTGTCTTCGACGACTCCTCCGACGACGCCATCGCGAGCGCGCACGGCGTCGACGTCGACATCACCGACGACACGCCCTCGATGCAGGAGTGCGTCCGCTGTGACGAGCTCAACGAGCCCGATCGGTCGCGATGTCGTCGGTGTGGCTACGCGCTCACGCAGGAAGCCGTCGAGACCGAAGAGACGCGTGAAGAGCGGTTCAACAAGCAGCTCGCCATGCTCGACAAGGAGAACGCGATGCGTCTCGTCGAAGTCATGGACGCCCTCGACGACCCGGAGGTCCTCGCGGCGCTTGACGAGGTCGCCAGTCGCTGACGCGGTCTCAGGCATCGTCACCCTCCTGGCGCTCGTCGAGCACCGTCAGGATGTTCTCCGCGTGCGGGGCGTACGGGCCGCCCTCGTCGACGATCGTCTCGAAGAGGTCGCGCTCGTCCGCGAGGCGATCCCACGCGTTGTCACTCGGTTCGGTAGTGGTTGTGTCGGTGGTACTCATCAGACGTCCTCCAGATTCGCGGGGTCGATACGGGAGCAGTAGCCGGTCCCGAACTGTGCATCGGTAGCGGCCGCGACGGCCACGCCGTGGATGTTAGTGATGTGCTCGGCGTCGAGCCCGTAGCACGTCGTCAGCGTCCCCTCGCGTCGGAAGACGACGAGGTCCGAGCGTGCATCGTACCGGGCCTCAGCGTGTCGCGGGACGGGCGCCTCGGCCGGGATGTTGACACGGAGCCCACGCTCCCACGCCGGTGCGACAGCGGCGCCGGCGGTCGCTCGGATACGGAACATCTCGTCCGCGTGCTCGGTCGTGTACCGCGTGCGCTGGGTGCTCATGCGATCACCTCAACGAGCAGCAGCGCGGCGAGCGTCGCGGCGAGTCCGGCTGTCAGCCAGCGGGCGAGAAACTCGAAGGTCCAACTCACGCATCCACCTCCGTCGGGTTGCGCCCCTCGACGAGCACCTCGTGGATCACGAGCAGCGTCGAGCGCGTCCAGCCATCACTCGTGCCGAGCCGCTCGTCAGCATCGAGGATCCGTTCGAGGACGCGACTCACGCTGAGCTTGGTGAGCGTGTCGACCGGATCGTCGACGTACTCGGGTTGCTCGTCGCTCAGGTACGACTCGATGTCGTCACCGGCGGCCGTCGCGACCGCCCGCAGCACGGCCCGCATCCACGAGATGCGGATGTCCGCCCGCTCGGTCTCGTGGTCGTGGTGACAGTGGTACCCCTCGGAGACGTCGACGTCGAGCGCCGCCGAGATCTCGCGAACGAGTTCGGGCTTGCGGAGTGTCTGGCCAGCGCTCTGACCGGTCGCTTCGCCGGCGACGCGTTTGAACTCCCACTTGATCGGCTTGCTGTCGCGCCACTTCCCGACCTCGACATCCTCGAGGAAGCCCTCGGGCGTCTCACCAACACGTCGACTCCCGAGTGTCCGGCCGATATCCTGGATGCGGACGTCGTCGGCGTCGACATCGCGATGGATCTTCGACGACGACGCGATCGTGTAGTCATCGACGTGCGTGGCGACCCAGTCGGAGACGACCTCGCGTGTCCGGTCGGTCGAGCAGTCGCGCCGATACTCGTCAGGGTCGGACGCATGTTCACGGTTCTCGTCGACGATCTCTCCCGGAGATGCCCGCGACATCAGGCCTCACCCCGGAGCGCACGCAGCTCGTCGAGCCGGTTCTGTGCATCATCGAGGATAGCCTCGACCTCGTCGAGGTCGGCGCCCGTTGCGACGGCCTGCTCGAGGGCACGATCGACGTGTTCGCGAACGTCCTCGCTCACGCCGTCTCACCCCGCTGGTACTTTCGCCAGGTGTCGTCGCCTTCGGGTCTCGCATCTGCCTGCTCTTGCTGCTGGCCGACGAGCTGGTAGTAACTCGACTGCGAGATGCGCCCGACCGGGTTCACTTGCTCAACACGCCAGAGGCGCCGATACGGCTGGCCCTTGTACTCGCCAGCCATCCACACCTCGTCGCCCGTGACGAGGAGGTCGTACTGCCGCCCCGACTGTGGGCTCGTCCGGACAGTTACCGTCCGCGTCTCGAAATCCTCGCCGAGCGGCACCGTCCACGACTTCGGCTCGTCGACATCAACGACACACCACGGTTTCGCCCAGGATGTCCCGTCTTCAGTGACGAGCTCGACCTTCTCGCCGAGCCCGACGTCGAGCGCGTTCCCGACCGGGTCGCTCTCGAGGGGCCGGGTGTCTGTCTCGCACTCTTGTCCGGACTGTTCAGCGTAGTTCGCACGCGCCTCTGGGTCCGCACAGAACTGACACTCGTCGAGGTCACGACGCTCCGCCCACGCCGTTTCTCGTTCGACGAGGTCGTTTCTCTGAACCTGCGGACACGCTCGGGAGTGGTAGACGTCGGTGGTCCCTTTCGCCGACGTCTTCGTCAGCACCGACTCACCACGCCGCACCGACAGCGGGATCGCGGCCTCGTTCACCACGCTCTCGGTCGTGTCGAAGTCTACGTCGCGCGGCTCGACGCCTGCGACGGTCTCGGCGGTCTCCTGGAGATAGTCGGCACGTGTCTCGGAGACGTACGGCACGGCCGTGAGCGTCTCCTCCTCGGCGATGAGGATGTCCGCGACCGTCTCGATGCCGTGGTCGTCGAGGCGCCGAGCAGTGTTCGTTCCGAACCCGTCCGCGTGCTCGGCGAGCGTGACGACGTCGGTCGTCGCGTCGAGCTCGTCACTCGCCATCGGCCTGCCCTCCATGGTCGTCGGTCTCCACCACCTCCGTGAGCGCGCCCTGGTACTCTTCGGGCAGGCTCGCGAACGGCAGGATCTCGCTGTTGATGAACGCCGCGTACGTGCCCGGACGATCCCCGCCTTCGAACAGGGCGACGTACCCGCTCTCGGAGACGACGCCGCGGGTGTACCCGTCGTTCCAGAAGTACTCGAAGCCGAGCATCGTCGTCTGGCCACTCCCGCCTGTCTCCGCGAGGTTGGCGGCGTCGTGGTACTTAATCGTCGACTCCTCGGCGTCGTCGTCAGCGTCGAGGCTCCGCGTCTGCGTGGTGTTCCACGCGCTCGCGTTCGGGTAGTCGCTCAGGTAGCTGGCGAAGCCGTCGATGTCTATCTCGGCGCGGTGGATCAGGGTGCCCTTCACGGCGCCGAGCGTGTCGAACAGCCAGTCGCCGTCCGACCGGTTGACGCCGAGCCAACCCTCGGTGAGGTCGGCGATCCATTCGCAGTAGGAGTAATCGGTTACCAGCTCGGGCTCGACGATGATCGAGCTGTCGGAGATGTAGATCTCCTCTTGCTCGACGTCGATCCGGCCGGCGGCGTCGCCGGCGTAGACGGTGGTGCCGTCGAGGCGCTCGTACGCGGTCACGTCGATCGCGGGGTACGTGGCGTTCTCGATGTGGCTCTCGATGCTGGGGTCGGCGATCTCGTCGCGGGCGAGTCCGAGGATCGTCGCGCGCATCACCGGGCCTCCGTGAGGTCGACCGGGTACGTCGCACTGATCCACGCGCCGGCGCTGGCGGCCGACGTGATGACGTAGTCGCCGCCGAACTGGTACTGCCGCTCCTCGACGTCCGACGTGCTCGCGGACATCACTCCTCACCCCGCTCCCACGCGCGCCGCTGGTCGAGCAGCTCCGCAGCCAGCTCAGTCAGCGCGTAGTTGTTCGTCCGCTTGTCGAGCTCGCTCTTCGCGATGAGCCCCTCCTCGACGAGCTGGTCGAGGTTGGGGTACAGCCGGCCGTGGTTGACCTCGGCGCCGTACAGCGTCTCGAGCTGGCGCTTGGTCCGGAGGCCGTACGCCTCCTGGTCGTCCTCGTTGGACAGAATCTGGAGGATATCCCGCTGGAACGCAGTCAGGTCTGCAAATTCCTGTAACTCGTGACTAACTAACTGTGCGTCTGTGCTATCGCCGTTGGGGTGAGTATTATACCCCTTGTCGTCTGATTTGCTCATGGGTCTTCCGTTAATCCCCTCGTCAGAGGGGCTCGCTGGATGACCCGGCCGTCGGCGCTCCAACGCCGGCGGGTTTTGCTCCCGCGAAGGCCAGGTCAACTAGTTGTTATCTACGGGGCTACTTATAGCTTGCTCAGAATTACTGTTCGTTAACACAGCATTACCCTCAGTTTGATATGGGTTACTGTTGAAATACTTTATATCGGGGAGTATATGAGCGCCGTTACCTCAACTATGGACGACATGCGACAGCCCGCCGAGTGGATGGTACCGACTGATGACCGGATCCTCGAACTGATCCGTCAGGAAGGTAACCTCACACCCGGTGCCATCGAAGCTCTTGGCGGCCCTTCGTCCGATCACGCGAGCCGTCGAGCGAAGGAGCTCTCGAGGCACGGGCTCCTGGAACAGATCCACCGCGGCCTCTACCGCCTCACCGATGACGGCCGCGCCTACCTCGACGAGGAGCTCGACGCCGCCGAGCTCGAGCCGACCGAGTAGCCCTCTCACACCAGACGCACCTCGTCGATCGGCAGCTCCGTACGCTCTTTCTGGTCGATAATGACCTCGTACCGGCCGCCGTCGAACAGCGGCGATCGATCACACGACACACACCACACACCCGTCTCGTGTTGCTCCCACCGAATATGACCGCGTGGGCACGTGAACCGCCACTGGTTGACGCCCGAGCGGTCGACGTCGACGCTCATCTACGCGAGCACCCGAAGCTGGGGCGCTGCCTTCTTCACCACGGGTCCGAGCCATCCCGGCCCAGACTTCGTGGGCGTCTTCTCCAGCTCACCCAGGACGTTGAACTTGAGCGTCCACACCTCGTCGCCGTAGGCCACCTCGACGAAGGTGCCATCATCGACTTCGTCGACGGTGACCTCTGCGACAGCCTCCTTTCGAGGATCGAACCCGAGCTCAGCAATCTTGACCGTCGTCTGTGTCCGGGTAGCCTGTGAGGGCATACCTGAGCCGACGGGTGAGAACAGTATATAGGAGGGGTTAATTTCGGAGGGGGGGGCAAAAAATAGCTCTTATTATGTGACAACCTACCAAAACATACATTAAGCAGAGTCATAAACAGGATTTGACAATGGGTGAAGGTGATAGTGATGAAGTGCCTTCAGAACAGTTACAGGAGAACGTTTGTACAGAAGCACGTCTGAGTCTAAATCAGCAGTTGAATCGCATCGAACAATATGACCGTAAAGCCGTTGAATTGTTTCGGTCAAATATTCTACTAGCTGGTGTTCTATTGTCTGGATTGACAATAGTAGTACGAACAGATGGAGTCGATCCCATCGATTTCTTTAATGTATGGTCTGTTATTGGGGCCTTTTCATTAGGTGCTTCAACTCTACTCTGTGCAATGGCGTACACGTCATCGTCTTACGATATGGGCATCACGTCAAAAACGATCAGTAAGGTCGAGAGCGGCGAGTATGACGATAATGGGGATTTCAATGAAAACCTTCGGGGGCTCTACAAAGGCTGGCTAGATCACAATCGGAACACAGGGGTATTCAACTCATACCTCATCACTGGTGCTATTATTTTTCTCATGGACTCCATAGTATTCTTTATTGGTTCGGTTGCTGTCGTTCTGAGTCCCGAGTTACAAGCATTCTCTGAATTATTATTCGGAATATCATTAATTCTCATAATATTGTCGAATGTAGCAGTCTATTATGCCGAATATCTCTACATGAAGATCTACCCCGAGAGTAATCAGTAGGCATGTTAACACGTCAACGCCACTATTATAAACATGGCCATATGTGTTCCCGATAAGTGGTGCCCATGACATCAACAGATAACCCCGATGATCGGTCGAGTACGGGGCAGGAAGATACGATGCGGATGCATAATGGGCCATCGCAGGGTCCAATATCCACGGCGAAAGCAGTCTATCGCCGTTTAAGCGGCTCTGATAACGGTAATTAAACTCGGCCCTCCTCCATATTTATCGCGAGGTTAAGTCGCGAGGTAATCCTTTCGTCGACGACGTAGTAGGTCCGTACGTTCCCTGCGTGCTCGTCCCACTCGATCAGCCCGTACTCCGCGAGTTTCCGGAGTTTCTGCGTCCGCGAGCGCTTCCCGATCGGCGTCGCCGACCGCTCGACGTACGCCCCGGCTCCGATCGTGTCGTAGGCCTCATGCAGCGCGTGGCTCTCCACCGGGCCGTCGCGACGGACGAGCTCGTACATGACGTGGTGGTGATACGGCAGTGACTCCAGCGACGCCGCTCGGATCTCGCGTTGCGCCTCGTCGTGGCCGTCGACGATCTCCCGGTCCGTGATCGTGTCGCAGTCGCGCTCGCCGGCGAGCCGGGCCGCCCACTTGAGCGTCTGGATGGCGTCCCGCGCCCGGCCGGCGACCTCGTCGGCGACGTCCTCGAGCACCGACCGGGACCACCCGTCCGGATCGAGGCCCTGCTCGGCGCGGGGCTCGAGGATGTCCGCGAGCTCTCCAGGAGCGTACCGGTCGAGTCGGATGTGATGTTCGCCGTCGAACTGCGTCCGGTAGCGTTGGTCGATCCGCGCGAGCCACTTGTCGGCGTCGTGCGCGATCGCGATGACGGCCACGCCGGGGATGCTCATCAGTTCGTCGAGCGCCTGTGTCTCGGGCAGGTCGTCCGCCTCGTCGAGCACGAGTACGTACGGATCGTCGACGGCCTCTCTGAGGATCCCGGCGAGCCGGTCGGTCGCGACGCCCCGATGCACGGAGACGTCGCTCGGGTGCGCGTCGATCGCGTCGCGGAGCACAGAGCCGGTGGTCTCGCCGAGCACGCGGAGGATGGCGCTGTCGAGGTTGGTCGGCGAGCGCGGGTTGTCGAGAAAGAGGCGCGTGAGCGTGGTCTTCCCGACGCCGGACGGCCCAGAGATCAAGACGTCGTCGGGGCGCTCGCCCCGCAGTGCGGGCTTGAGCGCGCGGGAGAACTGCGCGATCTCGGGCTCGCGATGGACGAGCGTCTGCGGCAGCCGGTCCTCGAGAAAGATATCTGGCTGCAGTATCATGTTACCGACACCTGACGCGGACGGGTGTGATAAAGGAGGGGTGCAGTTCGGAGGGGAACCCCTATTTGGGATTATTTATTGATGAATGACGAATACTCGGCCTACACAAACCAGACACTCCTTCGTATTCAATTTGGTACACGTGGAGAAACTAATATATAATTACATTATCTGTTTACCTATGTGACTCGCGATCCAGTTGAATTTGCGAGGGAAGAAATGGCTCGAACAACCGCTGAGCGGATTCCGGAGACCTCATACGAAGCTGAAAAGGCAGCGATGGATGAGGTAATCACAGACGATTTACTTGAACAGGAAATTGATGTCGAAGGTCCAAGCGGATATCAGATCAAGGAATTTGCCAACACTATCCTGAGAGAAGACCTAGTACTTTCTATTGGTGGTCAGGTAGGAGTTGCCGATTTTGCCAGTATTCTAAGGAATGAGCAAATCGCGACTGCCTTTGAGAGGCATTTTACTATGGATCCCACGGTCTCAAAAGCAGCATTCGTGACAATCTATGTCGGGGCGCTTTTCGTAGCGAATCAGGGGGCTGATCCTGATCAAATTGAACTTATTTTACGAAACGTGGATACGTACAAGGAAGCAATGGCAAAAATCCTCGAAAATATTAATTGATTTAGACGGATTTACTCCACATAGTTTTCTATATAATATTTGGAGAGAACATCACGTTGAGGGCATGTCCGCGAATGTGGCAGGTTGTCGATCGTCGTCGTGTGGCCCTCAGGGCCGTCGATCCGCACCTGCGCGCCACACGCCGTACAGCGGAGCCACTTCGGCTCCGTGATCGCGAGCCCGTCGACCGATGGCGGGCTGCCCGACGGGACAATCGTGAAGTGCGTCTCCGGCGCCGAAAACGACCGCAGGCTCATCCGTCGCCCTCCTGGTCGTCGACGCGGATGGCGCCGGCGACCGCCTTCATCGCCTTCGCGACGCCAAAATGCTTGAGCGTCCGCCCGATGACAGCGCTCGAACGCGAGCTCGCCCGGCGCGACCGCGCGGTCTCCTCGAGGAGGTCCGCGAGCTTGTTGCGGACGGTCATGGTCCCTCCAAGCCGTCGACGATCGAGACGGCCGCCCGTGGCTCGCCGTCGATCCGGAGTTCATGCAGCTGCTCGGTCCCGACGTGGCGCATCTCGCCGTCGGTCTCCTCGCTCTCGACGAGCAGCGCCGTCCAGGGCGCGTGCGGGCTCCGCTGGAAGTCGAGTTCGCGACGGCGTCCGTCAGCGCCGACGTACTCGATCGTCGGGAGTGGCTCAGGCATCGTCGACCTCCTGGTCGGCGCTCTCGTCGGCCGGCTCGGCGAGGTCGTACTTCGCGGCGAGCTCGTCCGGGAGGTCACCGTCAGCCTGCGCCTGCTTGAGCTGATCGAGGACCGATGAGGCGTGACCCGGCTTATCGCTCATCGTCTAACACCTCGGTCCGTCCTTGCATATTTACGATAAGCGGATCGGCCGCGAGGTGCTGGCCGAGGTCCTCGTCGATCGCCGACCGGATGACCCATCCCGGGATCGGCCGTTCACCGCGGGCGAACGCAACTCTGAGTCTGTGCTTACAGCCCTCGTCGGGCGCCCGGTGGAGCGCGTCCGGACAGTCGCACGTCTCAGCGATCGCGTCGACGGTGTACGTTCCCGTCGGCGAGACGACCAGGAACTCCTCGTCGCGGAGCTCGTTGAACGTCTGGTTGTCGAGAACGGTCATCGACTCGGTGAGCGCCTTCGCTGCGCGTCCTTCGAACCGCTCGCCCGGCGCCGGCGCCGCTCTAGACATCGCCGACCTCCATGTCGCCCCACGCCTGCTCCACGGGGAGGTGCATCAGCCGCGCGCTCGGGAAGTCGTACGTGTTCCCGGGCTTGTGGGCGTTCTGCGGGTTGCCGTCGACGTACACGCACTCGTAGACTGCGTTGTCGACACCGATCCCGGGCAGGTACGCGTGCATCTTGTACGTGGCCAGGTCGTACCCCTCGGCCTCGTAGTGCGCCTCGAGGTCGTCGTACTTCTGCTGGCGGACGAACACGGCCTGCCGGGTGACGACGTCGATCGCGACGCCGCCCTGGACGGGTTCGGTGCGGACATCGGCGAGCGCGTTCGCGACTCGCTGCTCGTACGAGAGCTCGGCGTCGTCGAAGTCGGCATCGATGGCACCCTGCTCAGACATCGGGCGTCACCTCCTTGTTGTCGGCGTCCTTATTCCAGACGACACCATCGACGTCGATACCGGCGTCTCGAGCCGCACGTTCGTACTCGGTGAGCCACACACACGCCTCGTGGAACGCCGCCTCGATCTCCTCGTCGTCGGCATGGTCATCAAACCAGCCGTCGCGGGCGTCCTCGATCACTGCCTCGCACTCGGCGGCGATCGCGGCGTCGACGACGAGGTCTATCTGCTCGTTGAGTTCCTCGGCGGCGCCGAACGCTGCCCGACGAGCGCGCCGCACGTACCGCTTGTCCCCTTCGAGGGCGTATGCCCGCTCGGCGACATCGACGAGTTGACGGACTTCGTCGGACTGACCGATCGCCTCGTACATCCGGTTCTCGAGGATCGTCGCCTCGAACTCGTCGGCTGCCTCCGACTCGATATCGTGCATCCGCTTCTCGGCGGTACGAGTGATGTCGCGCATCAGGCGCTCACCTCCTGGTGCCGGGCGACGACGTCGCCGAAGTGCGACACCATCGCGACGGTCGGCTCAGGGTGGGCGTCGACGGCGGCCGTGTCGACCGCATCGATGTCACCCCACTCGTCGGCGTCGACGTAGTACCGGCGTTCGAACGCGACCTGTGCATCCGCGTCCATGTAGAGCACGGTCGCGCCGGTCGCGAAGCCGAGCTCGTCGTCGTTGTAGTCGATGACACCGTTGACGCGGGCGACCGCGTAGCAGCGGACCTCGCCCTCTGCGGGCTCGACGTCGGGCTGGTTCATCTGGCTGATCGATTCCTCAGAGATCGCTCGCGGACCGTCCGTGTCGCGGAAGTCCGGAGCGCTACCGTTTTGGGATCGCGTTGTGTTCGCTGACATGCTGTCGTTAGTGGACAGCACGGTCAGGGGCGCATCACCGCCCCGGGCCACTCTGACTCATCGCCAGCTGCGGCCACGTCCCGTGCTTCCTACCAGATACTCTATTCCCTAACCACTTAACCCTTAGGGCCTAAGGACCATGCCCAAAGGCATAAGTCACAATACGGCGTAGCTTAAGCCGTGAGCACGACAACCAACATCCGAATGCTCGACGAGGACGACCTTGCGCCGGCGGATCGTGAGCTGCTCGACATGCTTCGCGAAGGTCGTATCACCGCGCCATTCGGGGCCGAAGAGACGGGGTACAGCCTCCAGTACGTCCGGGATCGGCTCGGGCGGATGGTCGAACATGGCAACGCCAGCAAGGTGTACGACGGGCTCTACGAACTGGTTGAGGATCCACGAGATGAACACGACTAGCCAGCGCGCTCCCGAACTCGACTGGCCTGAGGGGTACCCCCGCACGCCCGCCGAGGATCGCGAGCCCTATCCGGGCGACCTCTCGCCCACGCGTAAGGAGTCGTTCGAGAGCGTCGTCGACGAGCTCGAGCGCTGGGGCGCGACCGGTGTCGAGATCTCGACGGCGAGCACGCACTACAAGGACCGACCGAACATCCTGCACCAGCACGACAAGCCCGACGACGTCGGCGTCGTGGCGCGCTTCCGGCGTGAGGATCGACCTGCCGACGAGGGCTACGCGATCGCGTGCGACCGCTGGGAGACGCAGCTGGAGAACGCGCGGTCGATCGCGTTGTACGCTCGGCGTAAGCGGCTCGCCGAGCGCTGCGGGGTGACGACCGCGGACTCCGAGTTCGAGACGGCGCGCCTCCCGCCGGGTGACGAGTCGGGCCCCGACGTGATTGCCGTCGAGCCCGAGCCCGATCGTGAGCCGCATGAGGTGCTCGGCGTCGCGCCGGACGCACCTGAACCGGTTGTGAAAGGTGCGTTCCGCGAGCTCGTGAAGGACGCGCACGGCGACCAGGGCGGCAACGACGAGTACAACGTGAGCGAGTTGAAGCAGGCTCGGGACGAGCTCGTGAAGTCGGACGGTGCCTGAACCCGGGCAACTACCACTTCGTTAGACCTCGAGGCGGCGTCATCGAAGTCGACATCGACAAGGACGAGTTCACCCACGACTTCGACAAGTAGCTCGTCAATACAGTATGACGAATTCACGGATCCGTGCCGCTCACAGCGGGGATACTCATGTCTGACCCCGCGGCGAGGGCGGGCATAAGCTTGTGGTAGGCTGACCAGTATATGTGTTCTCTGATTCTGTCAGGAACTTCGAAGGAGACGGCTATTTTGTCCGAAACAGACGGATAGAGATGTGAATGCCGCTTTGGGTTTTGCATACTGAATCTCATATGAACGCTGTCGGGTCCGAACATCCGAACGTACAAGGGCCCGCCTGCTCTGCAAACGTATAGCTCCGACACGTGCGGTGCGCTGGAGCTGGCGCCACTGGGAAGTTGCGCGTTATAAGAGTTCCTGGAGGTGTTAGATGACACCGAAAACGCGCCGGACAGCCATCATCGTCGGTGCGGCCCTGGTTTCCATTGGTGACGGATTGGGGGCCGTACTCGTGATGGCTGCCCTGATGGCTAACGTCGAGTAGGTCTCGACGAGTTCTCCCTTTTTTGACCAGACCGCTTGTCTGGTCATGGTTGGAGACTGGTTGTGCCGGTGTGGGTCTCCATTCGACATTAGGATACCGTATCGCATTAACCTTTCTCATTGAGGGGTATCGCCCAGTTTGACCTTCTGAGAGCTTTTAACCGCGTTCTAGATCCTATGATTCTACAAGTTCGATCGCACGGTCACTCGGGTCGAACCGGTCGTCGCTCGCGAACAGCGTCGCGACCCAGTGGACGCCCTCCGAGCTCGACCAGCTCTCACCGCGGTAGTGCATGACCGGATGCGCCCACGGCGAGTACTCGCGATGCGCCCAGAGCCGCGTCCGCCGACCGCCGTCGACGGGCGTCAATCGGACGTGGACCTGTCTCGCGTCCAGGAACCCGCCTGGCCGGAACGCGTAACTACCGACCTCGTAGACGGGCTCACCAGTCTCCTTGTGGACGTCGTACTGGATGCTCGCGAGCCACGCCGGCCAGACGCGGTCCATCTCGCGGAGCTCCTCGCGGACCACCGCGGGCGGCGCGTCGATCGTGCCGGCGAATGAGTCGTCGTAAAGTGGGAGCTCGGTCTTCTCCGGGACCTCCTCCTCGAGGTCGATGACGTCGACGCGATCGTCGACGGATTCGTACTCGCCGTCACCGACGTCGGCGACCAGGGGGAGGACGGCACGGCGAGCTCGCCAGAGGTCGGGCCACCGGCCGAGGTGGCGTCGCGCAGCGAGCAGGAGGACGATCCCGATCGCGGGCCGGAGCAGCGCGGCGTTCGCGATGGCGATGCGACTCAGCGTGTCGAGGGTGGACGTCAGTGTGAGCATGATGGCGGGCCGATCGGGCTTAACCAACAGCGACGGCCCGGGCGCTGCTGGGTGTAGGTTAAGACGTCGACGCCGTCGCTGGCGCCGGTCGTGTCAGCTGTAAGGTCGGCCTACAACCGCGAGCAAAGCGAGCGAGTCAGCTGCTCCCTGATCACTCAGAAGAAATAGATCCCGAATCTTCGCATCGCCGATCTGGCGCGAACAAATATGATTTCTTTCACCCCCTTATCCTTGGGCACGTAGTCTCGGAATGGTGTTTTTGATGCGTACTCCCACCAGAGGTCGCCTGACTCCCGTTCTGTTACGAACCTCCACGGTTTGTCAGGACCGTTGTAGTGAATGATCGTTGGTTCATCATCCACCATCTCAAACTCTCGAACCAACAGTTTCGTAGCGTTGTATCGGGGGTGAATGTACTCCATGTCATCAGGGTTATTGACCAGGGCATTGAGTGCATCTTGGTCGTTAAGTTCGGGTTCGTGTTCCTCGATATACTGGCGAGAACGTTCCTCAATGTCTTGCTTTGCCCACTCTTGCAGGTTCACATACAGGACACCAGCATTGAATTTCGCCCGATTATTCTGGAGCCCCAATCGCACCGTTTCGGCCTTGTTGCTTGGAGCGGCGGCCAGAACTTTCCCGCTTAAATCGAGTGAGAGGAGACTCGAAAGAGAGCCATCACAAATTGTGTCAGCATCAAGAAGAAGAACATTACCATCGGTGGGTAGCAAGCGATTGATGGCTATCTTGAAGTAAACACCTGGAGAGAGGTGCTTTCCTGGTGCTGGTAGATCGTCGAACTGGTCCATGTCAACCTCAATGAATTCGATTTCAAGGGATGGGTGTGACTCATATAGATATTCGACATGCTCGAAAAATGGATTGTTGTTGTCCTCTTCAGACAAGATATACATGTGAATGTCCAAATCTTGGTTGTTTTCAAGAACAGAATAAGCTGATATGTAGCAAGGTACCCATGAGTCCCCGCCAGCGATGTAGCAAACATTTAATGTCATAGTATGTCTGTAAAATAGACTGTCATATAATAGTAGCTGATTTTACTGCCCCTGGAGATCAAGTTGCGCGTTGAACGAGAGGTTTAGACAGTCGTTGCGGGCTGGAAGACGCGCCACTTAGGCATTGAC